AGATACTATGAGTATCTTCAAAGTTCCCCATTTTGGAAGGATAAAATTAAATGAGTGATTTAGAAACTGCCTTAAAAACGCATGATTGGTCTTTGGCTGGGTATAAATCCAGAGTTAATGTAGACAAATTGATGAAAGAAAATCCTGAACAATCGTCAGCATTATGGGAACAATATTGTCCGTGGTCTGATACTAACGGCGGATTACTTGAATGGTGGGCAAAAAATGATAATTCCGCATTTCGGCCTAGCAAGACAGTACGTTAATCTCAAGGACGAGTTGCTTGAAGCAACTGACCTAGCTATGAGAACCGGTGTCCTCATGGATGGTGAGTTTACCGCTGAATTTGAGAAATGGTTGACCGATTACACCGGATGTGAGTACGCAACCGTAGTTCATAGCGGCACACACGCATTGGAATTCATTGCAATGCATATTGCTAATGATGAGGCATTGGCTAACGATAACTTTGATCCTATAATTAGAGTCCCCAATATTACATATCCGGCAACACTCAATGCTTTTCTGAATATTGGTTGGAAAGTAGAAATTGTTGATACGGATAAGAGCGGCATAATAATCGGTCATGAAGAAAATATGCCGAGTAGTACGTATAATTGTTACGTGGGTCTATACGGAGCAACCGGCAAAAACCTTAGGTATCACCCTAATAACACTATTGTCGATGGTGCCCAGCATTGGTTGTCCGCCGGCAATAACATTGGGTTGGGAATGGCAATTAGCTTTGACCCTACTAAGAATCTCCCCTCATCTGGTAACGGCGGCGCAGTCGTAACTAACGATAGGATACTATATGATTCAATTGTGTCAGCAAAAAACAATGGTAAGCCGGACTATTTCGACCCCGGCACTAATTCAAGGATGAGTGAGCTTGAATGCGCTCATATGCTTGTTAGGACACGTTACATTGACGAATGGCAAATTGCCCGGGCGACAATCAGAAAGTGCTACTTAAAAGAGTTTGCTGATCTTCCTATTCGATGCCTTAGCGGAGACTTTACGTTACATGCGGATCAAAAGTTTGTCATACATACTGACCAACGTGATGCACTACGTGCATATTTAATTGAGCAAGGTATTGATGCTAGGATTCATTATCCTTATACTTTAAGTGAGCTTCCGATATCTAAACACGCTAATGTAATTTCAAAGCCCGACCTGATAAGTACTAGTGTTCATTTAGTAAGAGGTTTATTAAGTTTGCCTATTTACCCTGAAATGACGGATAGTGAACTTGAATACGTGATCAGCAAAGTGAGAGAATTTTATGACAAGTCCAATTAAAGTTCAGGCATATGCTGATGAGTTCCCATATAAATTAGTCGAATGGAAACTACATGATAAGTGTAACTTTAATTGTAGCTTCTGCGGTGATGAAAACAAATTAGGTATTCTTGGTTGGTTAGACCTAGAAGCTAACAAGGCAATTGTCGATTCAATAGTAAAATCAGCAAAAGGATCTCCGCTTTGGATTCAGTTAACCGGTGGCGAACCCACACTGTATCCAAATTTTATTGAGTTGTTAACTTATATTAAACAACAAGGCGCGATGATTGGCCTTATTAGCAATGGTAGTAGGACCATTCGGTGGTGGAAACTTCTTAAGGAAACTAAACTAATTGACCTCCTATTCATAACATTTCATAGCCAGCAGAAAGCAGACTATAAGCATATTGCTGAGGTTACTAATTTATTCCTTGACGAAGAAACTGTTACTATCAATGCAGTGACTTATATTGAAGATTCTATTGATTATGCGATTGAAGGCATCGAATATCTTATTGAAAACACAGGGTCTGCCATCAGCACGAACGCTATGGACTTTGGTTCCGATAGCAGATTGACAGAAACTTCGATCGGAGCTGAAAAATTTAATAAAATCGTGAATGACTACAATATAATCTTAGGAAAAAACTCACAAAATAAGAAACAATCTACTATTCCTAGTCATCTAATGCCCTTTCGCAGTTTAGTAACAATTGAGTATAGTGACGGCTCTTATCAGGAAAAAGACGTTACGCAGATGATGAAGTTAGGTGAGAATAGATTTCAAGATTGGACTTGTTTTTCCGGCATTGATACTATGGTTATTGAAAACGGTATAAAATTTAGGGGAGGCTGTAAAAGAGATGCAACAACGTTCGAGTCTGGCAACCTAACATTCTTTGACAAACCATTCAAGTGTGATGTTGATGATTGTTATTGTGCAATGGATATGATAACTACTAAAATCAAAACCAAAGTATAAATACAGATGTTATGAACATATATTGGCTACTAGCATTTCTTCCGATATGGGTCATTCACTCAGTATTAGGACTGGGTGTATTAGGTCTGTTGATTGCGTTCTTTGTACAACGCATCCCCTTCATTAAAACATATGGTTATTTGATTAAGATTATCTCCTCACTATTATTAGTGTTGGGACTGTTCTTACAAGGCGCATTAGCGTATAAAGAAAGCACTGCATTAGCAGTAGCAAAGCTTGAAAAGAACCTTGCAGAAGCCGAAGCAAAATCACAAAAAACTAATGTAGAAATTGTTGAGAAGATTGTTAAGGACACAGAAATCGTCCGAGTAAAAGGCAAGACTATCACTGAATACGTTGACCGTGAAGTTGTCAAGTACGAAACCAAATGTCCACTTCCTTCTGAGGTCATCCGCGCACACAATGCTGCTGCTACGATGGATCCTAGCAAGCTTGAGGGTGACAAGAAGTGAAGAAGTTAATGATTCTTCCTCTGCTCGCCCTAGCAGGTTGTAGCATTACAGCAGTTCCAGTTGTCCCTAAGTTCCCGGAAGCTCCAGCAACACTCTTAGAAAAATGCGCTGATCTTAAAGAAGCTACTGAAGGCATGAGTCTCACAGAATTCACAAAGACAGTAGTAGAAAACTATGTCCTTTATCATGAATGTAAGGTTAAAGTTGAAGGCTGGAACGAGTGGTATACCAAACAAAAAGCTATTTTCGAGACCGCAACCAAAAAGTAATCTGGTCTTCCGTTTGATAAATACTTAATATAACGGAAGATTGCGAATGAGTACAACACCCCTCTATACACAAGAAGTTATTAATATCGGAGCCCAGCCCAACGATGGTGCTGGCGATCCGCTTCGCGTTGCTTTTGATAAAGTTAACAATAACTTCGCTAATCTGTTTCAGACGTTTGTTAACTCAACAGTAGCATACTCGTTGGGCAATACTGCAGGACAGGTAATCTTTGAAACTCCGGCTAATACCTTTACTCAAGGTCAATTCTACGTTAAATCACTTAACGGTGGAACAGCTAACAGCCAATCTATACAACTATTCGCACAAATCAATAACGATCTAGATGACGTTAAATTTACTGGATATGGCTCAACTTTTTTCGGTAATGCAATCTCAAGATATGATATGATTGTTGAACCTACCTCAGGTAACGTGCAAATTTTAGTCAATCCACTAACAAGTGATGATTTGACACATTTTGTTGCCTCACAGATCATGTGGGCCGGCCCCAACGTAGCAGGTATGTTTTTGGGAGCTGATGGCTACGTTGATACAGGTCTATCATCTGAAACAGACGTTCCACTAACCACAGAACAGGCTGGTTAATGAGAGCGCACGAGTTCATAACAGAATCGGTTACCGATGGATTGAATGTTGCATCCTATGCACTACCGAATACCTATGTCATCCCAGAACTGAACAATAGCGATTTTTATGAATTATATAGATTCGGAGTAGCAATTGCAGATGTTCGTGGGACAAGCGGCCCCGAAGATGGTGTTCAAAATGAGTTCAAGCACGCATTTAAAGCGGCAAGTGAATGGGGCGAGAATCAAGTAGTATCTTCTGAATTTGATCCTAATATTGGACAGGTTATTGATCAGGCATTAGCAAAAGTAGGCAAGCGTGGCAAAAAATCAGTAAGTACGCCAGGTAGCGACGAAATACCAAACACCGGTACACAGTCTACTCTTAAGCCTTTCAAAGGATATAAGAAGTGAGAGCGCACGAGTTTATTACTGAAAGCGGTAAGGGAAAAGTATCGGCCCGTCAACAGCAATCTACTGTTGGGTTAAATGTTTTTGCAATAAGCCAATACGACCGCACTTATGATTTAAACAGAGTAATGATGGCGGTTGCTTCAACTGACGGAAAAATTATTCCTGATTTAAGTAGCGAGAGCTGGGTAGGTAAAAACAATACTGCTCACCCATATACTGATGTAGAGCAAGATATGTTAAAAATAGCATATAAAGCAGCAGGAATCCCCTTTAAGGATTTGAACAAGGGCGATTTAGATAGTGAAGAACTAGATAGCGCCAATATTGAAAGCCCAATAAAGCCTTTTAAAGGATATAAGAAGTGAGAGCTAGTGAATTCTTAAATGAAGGGGACAAAGGTAAGGTCCCCAAAAGACACAATACTGCTCAACCCGGCGCCTATAAATTCAGAGATAATGGTACAGACAGAACCTATCATCTAAACCAAATCATGAAAGCAGTAGCTATGTCAGATGGTTCATCTACCAAAGCACTTAAAATGGATGATGAAAGCTTTGCAGGAAAAAATAACCTAGCTTATCCATATACTGATATAGAACATACTATGATGCAGCAAGCATTCAATACAGTTTCTCCTACACAAGCTAAACAAATGATTAAGGGAAGAGATAGTAGTGAATTAGACAGTGTTAACAAAACTAGCCCAATTAATCCTCGTAGAGATTACAGAAAAAAATAATCACTATTAGATCACTGCATAAGTAATTTCATGCAAAACTTAATCGACATTAACAACACCCTCGACTTAATCAAACTCAAGTTCTATAATGAATGGTTATATACCGCTCACGTACATGAGGAAGGCAATAGTCAAATGCACGATGTGCTTACTAAGCAGGTCGTAGAAACCTACATTGATCCAATGGAGCTTCCTAAGGATGCACACATTCTTGATCTTGGGTGTGGTCCAGGCTACTTCCTTGACGCAATGAAAGAAAGAGGATATACTAATGTAACTGGGGTGACTCTTTCACCGGGTGACCAGCAGACCTGCAAAGATAAAGGACATAATATTAAAGGTTATGACTTGAGTTTCTTGCCGCAGCGGGAAGGTTACTACGATGAATCAGTTGATTTCATTTTCCTTCGTCATGCTCTTGAACATTCACCTTACCCTATCTTCTCACTAATGGAATACAATCGTGTTCTCAAGCAAGGTGCAAAAATTTATATCGAAGTTCCTGCTCCGGACTGTGATCGTAAGCACGAATTTAATCTAAATCACTATAGCATCATGGGTTCTACTCAGTTGGGTGCATTATTAACTCGTTGCGGATTCAATATTGATCAGTTTAACAATTTGGAATTTGAAGCAAGTGGTCCAAATACTGAGACTAATGATCCAAACGATATTGTCGGCTTTAAGGAAAAGTATTATTGCATTGTTGCTACTAAAGCAAGACCACTAGATATCAAGTAAAAAACACTCCCGCTACTTAGTGGGAGTATTTTTATAAATATTATTATGGCAAATACACCTACCCTTATTAAAGATCCTTACAAGAAGACGGTCTTCAAGAGTCAACAAGAACTTGATGATTTCATGAAGTGCTGCGATCCAGATACAGGTTATCTATACTTCATGGATAACTTCTTTATCATTCAGCATCCTACTAAGGGTAGTATGAACTATCACCCGTGGGAATTCCAAGAACGATTAATTGATACATACCATCGCTATCGTTTCTCTATCTCATTGATGCCTAGACAGTCCGGCAAATCTACTTCTGCTGCTGGTTATCTGCTTTGGTATGCAATGTTTGTCCCCGACTCTACTATTCTAATTGCAGCACACAAGTACACCGGTGCACAAGAAATTATGCAGCGTATACGATATGCGTATGAAAATTGTCCAGATCATATAAAAGCAGGCGTAACCACGTATAACAAGGGTTCGCTAGACTTTGAGAACGGATCACGCATTGTGTCTGCTACTACTACTGAAAACACAGGTCGTGGTATGTCTATTACATTACTGTATCTTGACGAATTTGCGTTCGTCCGCCCCTCAATCGCGCAGGAATTCTGGACTTCTATTACTCCTACACTATCAACTGGTGGTAAGGCAATCATTACTTCTACTCCAAACTCAGACGAAGATCAATTTGCTCTTATCTGGAAGGGTGCAAACAAGACAGAAGATGAGTTTGGCAATACTACTGAGTTAGGTGTTAACGGATTTAGAGCATATCGTGCTTATTGGCGAGAACAGCCAGGGCGTGATGATAAGTGGGCTGAAGAAATGAAAGCTCAGCTTGGCGATGACCGGTTCAATCGTGAAATCGGCTGCGAATTCATCATTGCAGATGAAACGTTAATCAATCCAAACACTTTAATAGCACTTGATGGAATTGAACCAACATCTCGTATGGGTCAGGTGAGATGGTATCAACTCCCGGAGAAGAGTAGACTTTATGTTGTTGCTCTTGATCCTTCATTGGGTACAGGTGGTGATCCTGCTGCTATTCAAATCTTTGATGCAAGTACAACTACGCAGATTGGTGAGTGGAAGCACAATAAGACTGATATTCCGAGTCAAGTTAAGCTGTTAGCACAGATTACAAAGTAT